CCTTCAGGCCAACCTTGCATGGTTTCTCTGTTCTTGAATGCCAATGGACCAATAGCCACAACCTTACCGATCATGTTGTTCCACTTCTCATTTTCTTTTGTCTCATCGACGATGATGATGCGACCTGCTTTTTTCTTAATACGACGAAGCTGAATGATCACTCGCCCACCAAAAGGGCTTTGACCGGCTTCTACTTGGGGGAAAGCCCACGCTAGTTCATCAGGATCTGATACGCCAGCGTGGCCTTCAAGGGTGGGGATCGGGTCTTTCTGAGTCATATGTTTTCTCCACGCCATATCTCAGGCGCATTAAGCGCGCTTTGCAGCGCATTAGTCTAAGTTTCTTGCTTCTTCCAGCATGTTGTCGATCATATCTAGGGTGTCTTGCATGCCCTGATACTCACCGACTAAACGCTGATACGCCTCCCAGTTAAATACACCCTTAGACAGGGCTTCTTTGATCTCTGCTTGGCGGATTTTTACCCTATGAATCAGGGCTTCAATCATTTCTTCTTGGCGTGGTGTAATCCACCTTTGCCATGATGACTACTAGTCTGACTAGTATTTTTGCCTTTGGAACCCATGCTAGTTCCGTCTAAATGTGCGCCCTGTGCAATACGCTTATGCTGAGGCACATCAATGCTTTGCTGCTCTTTATCACTGGCCATTTTGACCTCCTTGTGGTTGTGCCATCTCTGGCGGGATCTCAGGTTGAGCCTGAGCTTGAGCTTGAGCCACGTTTTGAATGGTCTCATGCGTCAACTTGGCATTCTCGATCTGGACCTTAGTCTGGTTGTCGAGAATATGTTTTTGCATATCAGACTGAATGCGCTGCTGATCCAACTGAGCGTCTGTCTGATCTTTCTGTGTCTTACGTTGCGTCTCAGCCATGCTGGTGTCTTTGACGACCTGGGCATCAGGAGGCAGCTGCTGCTGTGATTGATTACGCTGCTGTGCCATCTGTACGAGCTGAGCCAGAGCCTGCTGGAATTGGCCAAAGACTTGATTGCTGTCCAACATGACGTGAGCACCCACTGTCGTGTAAAGCTTGTCGTAGACTGCTGTGAGCTTAGGATCGTCGTAGTTAGTGACAGGCTTGCCCATCTGATTCTCAACGTATCCGTTAGAGCGGTTCAGATACCACAGCGTCATGTGCTGCTTAACGTGCTCGATCAGGTTGTTGAGATAGTTAGGATCGGCAAACGGTGACTGACCTAAGAAAGGATTCATGCCGAACTGCAAGTGATCCTGGATGTGAGCGATATGGTCCTGTTGCAGGTAAGCATAAGCAGGCTGACCTAACAGCATCGCTGCGTTCTCGTCAGCCGATGTGCGCTGCTCTGGTGCCGGAGTATCTTTGAGTAACTCATTGATATTTGGCACTTTCATCTGCTTCATCAGGCGGGACAATACTTGGCTGATGTTGAACTGGTCAGGGAATTGCTGAGCTAACTGCAAGACAGCCTGGCCCTGAGCCATACGTTGCGTCTCAGAGAAGATGTGCGGATCACTAACAGGCACAACGTCTGTGTTCTTTGAGAAGTCCTCACGGGCAATCTCTAGATCAGCAACAGACTCACCGCGCTGCATCTCATCAAAGTGCCAACGATTTAATCTGCACAATACCTTCAGCACACGAGCCTGTGAGTCATGCAGTCGTGCATGGATAGCAGAGAATACCGCGGCGCCTTGCTCAATCAATGCCTGTGTAGTACCTACAGGGGCCTGAGCCGTCACGTCAGCGATCTTTTCCTCTGCGGTGGTAACTACCCCTTTTGCCGCGGTATCAAGCCAACCTAGAAGCTCAAATAAAACTGCAGAGGGTGGGTTGAACGGCATTGGCATAGCGATCTGACGGATGTCTTGTACGCCAGGTGCGCCTTCAACCTCTACGATCTGCGTCACGTCTACCTGCTGGCTCTGGCCGGACATCTTGGCGCCCTTGAGCTTCAGCATAGTAGCCGCGTTATTTATGTGTGCAGAATCCAGTAGAGCACGCAGAGATCCAGTAAGAGCTGCTGATAGACCGCCAATAAGATGAGGTAACCCGATGGCATATGCGCCCCTCCAAGGGATAAATTTAAACTCAACGATCCAATCCAGCTTAGTTCTGGTCTCGTCATGCTCTTCCCAGTTGCGATACACACCCAACACTTCCATGTCGATCTCATCGATCATCAGGATGTACGGTGCGTTCTTGCCCTTGGTTTTCTTGTCGTCCTCAAGCTCTAGCCAGGTATAGATGTGATAAACCCGACGGATGCCGTCCTTGTTGTCCTCGAACTGCTTGCCTTCAACCTTATCGTTAGCTTTCTCAACCTTGCCCTGTTCGATCACGCCGGTGGCTTGGATGTAGCTAATGTCACGATACATACCAACTCGAATGCGACGCTCAAACTCAAACTGAGTTATTTCGTGGACTTCTGCTGCTCGTTGGGCTGTGTAGAAGTTTGTTGCCGCAAAGGGCAAGATAACTCTGTCAATCGGCAAGAACTCAACGGTAGGACGTCTTCTCTCTTCATCAAACCAAAGCTTAAAATACTGCGAGCCACCAAGCGGTAGCTGCGTAAGAAGTTGCTCCTGTTCATCTCGGAACTCCTCAATCTGCTCTGTGATCTGCCAATTTAAGAACTCTGCCTTACGCGTGGCAGTGTCTAGCTTCATCTGATCAGTCTTGCCTAAGACCTTTGTCTTGACAGGGCCATCAGGCGGGAATAACTCTTTGATTGCTCTTGCGGCAAAGTCAACGCATCCTTCAGCCATTGCTGGGTGGACGACCTTGCTGGCTCCCATAAAGGTTGCGCCACCAGGAGCATCATTACCAAGGCCAGTGCGCTTAATGCCTTCTTCATACTGTTTGTCGCGCAGTGAGCGCGCCTCCTTGTCTGTCTCAAGCAAATCTAAATACCGACGCGACAGATCAGATAGCTCACCTGGATCAATGATGTCAGCTAGGTTGTCGTAGAACTCAGGGTTGAACTCAGGACCATCTTCCATAGTGATGATGGCAGAGCCGTCAGGCTGCTCCTCAGTCTCAATCTCAGGCATGTCTACGACAGCAGACCCGTCTTCCTGCTCGTCAATGTTTAGATCATCAGCCATTATTTACCCTTCATGGTCAGTTCATACTGCATTGTGTCTGGATTGCTTGATACAGTAATAGGTACATTACTCAGTCCTGGCGATTGTTCGTGCGCTAGATCTGGATGCATTTCCCACCATTCAGGGATGTGTGAATCTTGAGTTTGGAAAGCATGGTAATTGTGGAACTGATCTAAGTAATCGGCAGCTTGTAGTTTGCCCATAGCTTTTACTCCTTCTTTCCATCATTGTTTAAAGTTATTAGACCGGATTTTTGTTTTGCAACTGAGACAACAGTATTTGTTCTTACTGGATTACCTTCCGCGTCTCGAACTATTTTACCCTTATCTTTCTTAAACTTAGGGTCATAATGCGTAAAGAATCCGTCTGAATTTATTGCCGCATTATGGTTTGCATGCAACATTGATTTCTTTCGCAAACCAATAATCACACCATCATTACCTTCTGCTTGAGTATCAAGCGGCCGAAAATCATGAGTATCACCATCAATCACCTTATAGGTCTTACCAGACTCTTCATCATGAATGTGGTCTGGTAATGCATCACGATGACTGAATGGCATAGCGACATTACGTCCATTGTCTAGATGACCACGAACAAGTTTCCAGTTTTGATGCGGATTTTCAATATCTTGATTCAACCCTGTTTTATGTTTGGGTTGAGACACACCGGTAGAGCTGTATGTTAAATGATGGTTGGGCGCTACTGGCCTTGTATTGTTTTTTGTGTAGTCATAAAACATTACATCAGGATGTGACTTAATTAATGATTCGTAAACCTTGGGGTGCAAATCACTTAACACGTTTAAACGAATAGCAAGCATGTTGTTTTCCTCTGCCGCTTTCATTTTTCTTGCTGTAATCTCATCATGCAATCTTGTTGCAAATGCTTCTGGCTCACGCAGTAAAGCTTGAGTCTTTTTGAAGTGAGCTAATCGTGGTCCTAACATTGCTTCAAGATCTTTCCCACCGCCATAGATATAATTGCCGTTGGCTGTTTTACCTAAACATTGTTTAGCGCAACTTTTTGAGTTAGGGCAGGTATTGAATTTACCTTCCTCATACGCAGGTGATAACGACAATCCTGTGGTTACCACACCACGTCCATCTGGTAGCGTAATTGGTTCGTAACCCTCAACGTCTCCTGCAGCTTTCTGTAGCTTGATATTCCCAGCTAAAAGCTTTGTACCTTTGCCAATGTATCCCTCAATTGTTTGACGGGCTTGTTTACCATTGTTGGCGCGATCTCTAAGCGGCAACGACTCATGATGCGCTATTGCTTGATCAAAGGCTCCTTTCAACATGCCAATTGATGGTTCACGCACGGCTTTTTGATCAACAGGCAATGCCAATTCTTGTTTCATTGCTTCTACAGACATCTTGCCTCCGGCAGCCATGCCAGGCATGCCCTGTGGCGCCTGTGGAGGCTTTATAGCCCCTAGCGCACGTCCTTGTGGCGTCATCTGTAGGATGTTGCTAGGAGGCTGCTGTAAGGGGCTTCCTTGGCCTTGCAGACCTTGTGGGGCAGGCTGACCAGCGGCCCCAGTAGGGGAGGGGGGGACGCCCTGCTGTTGCTGGGGCATTAGTTGCTGGCCGGCCTGCGTTGGGTCAGTGTCGATGCCACCCGTGGGTAATGCAGCGCCACCAGGTGGTGGGAACTTATCTTGCTGAATGTCAGGCGGGATGTAAGCCTTAGGATTCATTCCAGGCGCTTCGTTAGCGCCATAGCTCTGTACAGCCAGAGGATTGCTTCTGAGCAACGCTAGGCGCATCTCAGCCATTGTGGGTGTGGGATTCATTGTGCCGCCCTCTGCTTTGTGTACGACGCCGCCCAGTTCATACATGGGTTGGCCTTGTTTTAATACGTCTTGACGCATCTCTTCCGTGATGGGGAAGTGGTGAGCTGATTTATACACTGATGGTTCACTCAATTCAGCTCGTGCTTTTGCGCGCTCTGCGTCTTCACCATAATCGTTTAAATATATTTTTTCCCAAGCTTTTTGCGCTTTTTGATCAAACGCAGGTATTAAAGTCGTGCCTACCTGCGCTCCATATCTTTTGCCAAGTTTGTTCAAGACGCTAGGTATCTTTTCATCGTAAAAGGTTGTCATACCTTTAGGATTACGCTCTGGGTTTGGATAACGTGCGTTTTGCTCTTCACCCGGTGTGATCACAATTCCTTGGTAACCATTCTGTGCCGCATGATTGATCAAGTGTTTTAGCGCCATCTCATGCCAGCTGTTCTTGAATGGACCGTTAGGAACTCCATGCCCTATAACTTGATCGTAATTTCGATATTTGATTTCAACTAACTTTTTCCAGTTTGGAGCGGTTGCCGAGTCAGCTTCTTCCTTAGTTCTTCCAAATCCAACAGGAATAATATTTCCATTGGAATCTTCATAATAAGCTTCAACAATTGGTTTTTTTATTTCGCCATATCCCTGATTTTTGCCAGCTTGATGCCAGTCAGACTGCAGCTCTTCAAGGTGCAACAGCTTCTCACCAGCTGGTCCTTCACGGTCCTTGAGCCTCATATGGGCAAGAACATTCTGCACACCAAAGTGTGAGGACTTATAGTTGTTTTGAGGACGCATGCGATCCTGAGGAAGATGCAGCAACAACTCACGGTAGTTCTCTCCACCAGGTAGCGTGTAGTTCTCATACTGCGCTCCCTCGTGCTCATTTTTTTCATACAAAGATTCACGAGCATACTCAAGCGCGTCATTCCACGACATATTCAGTGGCTTATCTTCTTGATGATCTCTTTCCCATATCTCTCGTGCTAACTCATGTATTTCGTCTTCATCAGGCTTGTACGTCTTCAAGACGCGCTCCTGAATCTGTGGGGCTTCATGGATCTTCAGCTCACGCAGCATTTGCTCACGCGTCATCTTAGGCTTCTGTGCCATCGCTGTCAGGCCACGTTCCTCAAGCTCATCCTTCTTAACGTTAGGCTGCTTCATCAGCTCATTGATGAACGCTTGACCTGGGCCTTCCTTGCGCTTGATGTTCTGCGCGGCCTGATCCACGGCTGAGTAAAGCCCACCACCTGCCATAGCAAGCTCATATTGCATCTGATCGAGATTAGGTTTCTTCATCGCCTGATTATCCTATGCACTTATCCAGTTCGTCTAACGCCCTCTTCTGCTCCTTGATCCAAGCGCGCAGCTCCCTAATTACTTCCTGCTCATTGATCTCTACGCGCTCATGTAAGGCGATCTCGAACCGTAATCTCTCAACGGTGACCTTCACGCCCTGACGGCAAATCGTATAGTCCTCAAGCTGCATAGGGATTTTCCTTGCTTCTCGAGTTGTAGATTTCCGCGTCAGAAATATCTTCAGCATCAATTTCCTCCCTCGGCGGAGCGTCAATGCTCAGCCATCCTGCGTCTCTTAGATACCGCAGAGCCTGGCTCATGCAGTCCACATACTCATCGTGCATGGTTCCCTCCGGAAATGAACAGATCTCACTCACCATGCCCTCAGCCCAGTCCCTAACGTATCCAGGGCGAACGCCAGACTCAGGAACCCATACACGGCCAGCTCTGATGATGTTGGCCACAATAGACAGCCGCTGCAGCTTGTCAGCCTTGCCAGGGTTATACGCCATCACAGGGATGTGGGCGCGCTGCAAGTCCTGTATCAAGCTGATGCCGGCGCTCTTGTCCTCCACGAGTACCAGGTCAACAAGCTTTCGGCTCTTGCCCTCACCGAATACGACCTCGTACTCCTCGAGCACCTTAGGGCGCAGGTCAGGGTATTGAAGGTGGGCTTTCCAGCAGTCGAGCACCATGACAGACATGCCGCCGTCCATTGGCTTGAACACGCCGAAGGTAATGGCCCCAGATGGGTCGTTGTACGTCTTATCTGATGTGGCGCAGTCGTAGGACTGGATAATGTATTCCAGCTTAGGAAAGGGCTTGTTGTTGGGCCAAAGCCTGAACCAGTCGCGCTTAACGATACCCTTGGCTTCTGGGTCAATGAGCAGCGCGAGCACTTCCTGTTTATAAATGTCAGACTCAGGATCGTATTGAAGGACCTGATTCTTAAAGTTGGACGCTAGGTTATCAATATTGACAAAGGTGGACGCCCGAGTGATGAAGACGTCATCGCCTTCCCTGTCTACCAAGTCGAGCACAACGTCCTTAGGCTTTGGCGTGGTGGACACGATGACCTTCGTGCGCTTACCGAGACGCACAGCAAACTGGATCATGTCCCAGGCTTCCTGCAGGTAGTCCCAAGCAGCCA